ATGAAAGTACTGATGAAACTCTTCACAAAGGTATAGCCAGTAGAAACTTTAAAAGAAGTTTCAATCTTGCCGATGATATTGAAATCAAAGATGCTAAACTAAAAGATGGAATGTTGTCCATTGAATTAGAACGTGTAGTTCCAGAAGAAGATAAGCCAGTATCTATAAAGATTAAATAATTATTTATAGAATATATGGGCTTCTATCTGTACTGTTTTATTTAGATAGTTAGACCAGTTAGGTTTAATATAATCAGCGTGATACCACAGAGAATTTTCTGTGACATCTGGATAATACTTATCTAATACTTGTTCAGCTACATTAATAGACTTTACCCACGTTTCAGAGTCGGTTGGTTGGTCAGGTTTACCATCACAAAACCAACTAAACTGACATCTGTTTCGTGTGGGAACTTCTTCACCTTTCCAATTAGTTGTCCATTCAGCTTGATATATAACACCACAAACTGTATTAGGGAATTGAAAATCTTTAACGCGGTTTAAAGTAACGTTAGCTACTGCGACCTTACCTACGAGAGGTTGATTACCTGCTTCAAAATAAATATTTTTAGCAAGACACGTTATGTCGTGTTCTGTTGTATAGTCTGATGTGTTACCTACGTTAATACTTAAAGCTAATAATAGAGCTAATATATTTTTCATTTTATTTTTCCTGTAATGCTTGTAATTCACCTTGAAGATAATCGTGCATGTTAAAAAGTTTATCTTTACTTTTCTTTATAACGCTTCTTATAATCCAAGCTTCATCCACATGAAATAAACTATCAATATGTTTTTCAGGGAGCATGGACATTTCAGTTATTAGTTGATTGTTTCTGTTAAGAAGTACTTTAAAGCTTATCAAGTTTGCTTCGGTCTTTTTAATTTTCTCAGCCATTAAAGTATCTCACACGTACCTGCACTACATGCAAGTTCTTTAGTGTTCTCAGTCATGTCTTCAGTTTCATACTCGTTGATTACTGACCAATCAACTTTGTCTGTAGTTTTCTTTTTCCATTTTAAATATTCTCTATATGAAATCTCTTGGTAAGGAGCTTGCTTATATGAGTGATCTGAATAAGGAAGGAAAGAGATACCAGAAACATCATCAAAGTTTTTAAATACCCAAGCACCTACTTCTAACCACTCAGCCTCTTTGACGGAGATTGTGACAGACGGCTTATGTTCACACCATTTATCCTGATAATCCTTCCAGATTTTCAAGTGTTCTAAAGCTGTTAAATCTTTACGAGTCTTAGCACCTTTAGGACTTTTCATTGGAAAGTAGAATACATAAGTATGTTCAGGTTTAGTTATATCATCTTCATAATATACACCTGCATCAACCATTATTCTAGCTATAGGATCTTTCTTATCTGCTCGTACAGTACGAAGGTAGTAAGGGCTGTGTCTAGTATGAATACCACTAGCACTATCTACTAACTGACTTACAGTACCACTAGGTTTAACACAAGTGATTGCAGCAGAGTGAGGAATACCTAGCTTCTTAGACCAGAGTTTATTAACAGAGATGGTTAAGTTTTTAAGATATTCTAAATCTACACTACCATTTATCATGTTGTTATTGTCCATGATTCCTGTTAGAGATACACCAAGCAATGCTTCTTCTTGTGTGTTATGCTTCCACTTACTTGTCAAGTATCTAAAGTTTGTTAACGTTGCTTGGATTGTGCCAAGTATTGTAGCTGCTTCTACTTTAGCTTTTAAAGTATTCATGGTATCACTAGGTCTGACAACAACCTCAGTTAAGTTACAGAATTGTTTATTACGTAGAATAATTTCACTACAAGGATTAGTTCCAAAGTCTTTATACTCTTCTCTTCTTCCGTTCTTAGCTGCTTGTTTCTCTGCAGCTTGGCGATTAAACATACCACGTTCACCGCTTTTAGATTCATACAAAGATAACCATTCGCGCATGAACGCGCCTATCTCTGACGCATCTGTGTAAGCTACAGAGTTGTTAGCTAACGCACGTTGTTGGTTCTCTTCCCACCAAGCACCTGACTTAGCATTGCGCATACGGCTGTCTGAGAGGTTGCTGAGAGAGATTAAAGCACTTCTCCGTACTCCACCTACGACTACTACTTCTGCGACCTTACACATCAAATCATGGCAGTCTATGGACACTAACTTACGTTGTCCTTTAACTATTGCATCTTTAAACATGTTAATTGTGAAATCAAACAACTCTTCAAGTGGAGCAGGACCACTAGCACGACCACCAAATGTTTTAAGTCTAGCACCATAAGGTCTTATGTTAGATACATCCCACGTAGGAATTTGTCCTGCATAAAGTAGAGATAGTAATTCTTTGTAAGCTTTAGCCCATCCAATTTTAGAATCAGCTACCTTAATAACTGTATCAGTATCGAAAAGTTCCTCTGGTAAATCAGGGAGTTGGTTTATGTACTGACGTTCAACGCTAAAGCCAACACCAGTACCACACATAAGTATGTATAATGTTTCATCGAAAGCTCTAGGTGTGTCAACAGCTACATAACTACAGTTAAAACCTGCAACGTTATCTTGTTCAAGTGCTTTACCTGCTGACATCAATGCTCTCATGCTTGGCATAATGTTTAGATACAGTACAGCTTTCTCTAAAATATTCCTAATGCTTAACCACTCGTTCATGTCTAGGTTATGTTTTTCTGTTAGATGTTTTTCAAAGAAATTAAAATACCTAGATACTGTTTCGTTCCAAGTTTCTCTGCGTTTTTCTTCTTCGTTCCATCTGGCATATCTGCTAAGATGTATGAACTGTTGATAGTTTGTAGGTAGTCCTACTACGTCATATGTTTGTTCTGTCACTCTTACACTCCTTGTAAGTTATGTATTGTTAAATATAGAAAGGAAGTTGCGGATAGCATTAGAAATATAACAGGCATCATAGCATCCCATAATTGTACCTCTACTTCTAATGTTCCATCAGTTCCGTTGTGTAGTATCTGAGTAAACAAATAAGCAAGACAGATAACACTTTGTACCAGAGCTAGTCCTGAAACTAAATACGCTGCTGCTAGATCAAAAGTGTATAGGAAATAAACACCTGTGAACATTCCGAAAAACGGAATCATATATAATAATCTACTTAGCATTTGTTTTATCCTCTACCCATAAATGTATAGCTATAATAGCGTAGTGTATAATCTTTAATAAGTCACCTTGATTCTTATACTCTCCAGTAACAGGATCAGGTTTCTTACCATAGCGCATAGCATACTTCATAATGTTACCCATACAAAAACCATCACCATGTCCTGCATCTATAATCATATCAGTTGCTTGATACTTTTCATTAGCGTAGTGTTTTTCATAAGTTTTATCTATATATCTTTTTATTTGTTTTATTGTATTTTCTTCGTTGAATTTATAATCAATCATTATCTAAGCTCCTCTGGTAAAGTTTCTTCACTATACCATTTAAAATTATTTGTTTCAGCCCACTCAGCGTGTGTTCGTTTTGTTCCATCTTTTCTTTTCTTAGCAGCAGGCATAGGTGCGTAAGGTTTTTGAAAGACGAACACAAGTTCCATTGTTTCTGGTAAAGACTTTCTAATCCAAACATACTTACTATACTCTGCGTGATCCCAAAACCTACCTTTAGCTTCGATAATAATTTTATCTTTTGTAAAGTCTGGTTCATATTTCTTTTCAATAATGTAATCAATCATTTTACCATGATGATTCCAGTTACTTAATATACCTTTATGCAGACTGTACTCCCATTTACTATCATACCCTTTAGGTACGTTCTTTTCTCTTGGTCGTATCTTTCTAGGTTTTCTTCTAGCCATTCAAATCTTCCAAAGTAAAATCAGGATTACGTTTTAGTTTTTTGTATATCCATTTCAATGAATAAGCATTAAGCATTATCTTCCTGTTAGCATAGAAGTGTGTTTGATCTGATAGAAAGTTGTGTAGAGTTTTTCTGTTTATCTTAGAAGTATCTTCTCCTTCTGGAACAACAGATCGTAACCACTCTATGAGTAAATCTTTACCGCGCCTTCTTAATGCTTTTGCTTTTCTTCCATTCATTTAGTAATTTCCAAAACTTTAGGTGTCTTTACAACCTGAGTTAAATAATTATATCCTTTTGAATATTTAAACACTCGTAATCCTTTACCTTCGTTAGCATCTTTATGACATTCAAACTTATGTCTACAATAAACACAACCTCTAGGAAGTTTCATGTTTCCATAAGCTCCATCAGGTATAGGAGTATAACATAAGTCAGGCGGTTTGTCCACCTTAACTAACTTTTTAACTGTTTTTATTTTCTTTTTTATGTCTGGTTTATCAAAAGAATCTGGTCTGTATAATGCTATTTCACCTGACTCTTTATTCATTGCCAAGAAACCCCCCTTATTTGTACCCATAGAAGCTTCATATCCAGCCAACTGAGGCAGATAACCGAAAACATCATCTTCAGCTAGGGTTTTATCTTTAAACTTCTTAAACGCGAAGCCAGAAGCTGTCTTGATGTCCACTACTTCACCATCAATTATGCAATCCATGTGTCCTTTTATACCTTGAAGAGATACTTCCTTTTGTTCTCCTGTAACTTTGTGTTTAGCTAGTTTAATTAACAGCAGCAACACCTCTTCAAGTAAGTGACCATATAAAAACTTAATGAACACCGATGGTTTTATCTTTTCAGTTTCTTTGTTCTCAGACCTCATATCAAACCATAGCTGTCGAGCAGGTCTGCCTATGTTAGACATACGAAGTGTTGCTTTATCTCTTGGTCTAGGGTTAGCCCAATGATGTAAAACTTTTTTCATTGACTCACCAAATTCATCTATGGTTTTATCGTCTATGTCTAAAGGTTTACCATCTGATAGAGCAGATAGTTTATCGTATATATCTTCGACAAGTGTATCTAGTTTTTTAGTTTTAAAAGTTAAAACTTCCTTGCTTGACATAAGAACGCTCCTGTATAATTATTTTATTTTTTCTTACATGTGGCATGTAATCTCTTTCTTCCCATGTTTTAATACTATGACAGTTTTGACATCGTACTTCACACTTTCTAATTTCATTAAATAAATCTTTTAAATATTCTCTGTTTTTAATTTTGTCACGAGTAGTAATTCTACAAACTAAAGTACTCATATTAGCTCCGCTTTTAGAAGCGTCTAGTAACATTGTTTTTTCTTCTCTTGTAACGTGGTCAAAACAAAGTGCTTTAGGATGTTCGTTATATCCACAATCAATACACCCTTTTTTAGTTTTAAATTTGTTTATTCTACGATACCTTTTATCTCTAATATACTTTCGATATTCAACGCTAGTGAGTTTCACTCCAGTTCCCTCCTGTACCATACTCGCCATCTAAAGGACAGCGTAGTTTAAATGCTTTGCCTGCTTCTATAATAGAGCTGACTCCAATATCACCAATAGTTTTAGAGTGTTCTTTAGGTACTTCTAACTGCCACTCGTCATGTATATTAGCTACGAACTTGTGTTCTAACTCTGCTTCTCTTAACTTATGGTCAAAGATAACAAGAGCTTTCTTCATAACGATAGCTCCTGCACCTTGTAACAAAGTATTCAAGGCAGCGTGTGCGTTACGAATGAATAACTTTCTACCATCTAATCCTTTCAAGTGACCTCTTGCTGATGCTCTCGTAACCCTATCTCTAAGAGTCTTAAATGATGGTTTATTATCAAAGAACAGTTGTCTAGCTCTTGAGCCATCTTTTTTATTTCCTCCAACCACGCTTCCAAGCTTTGCATCTCCAGCTCCGTACATGAGTGCATAGATAAATGTCTTCGCCTTATCTCTTGATTTAAGTCCTGCAAGTTTTTGATTAGCTGAGTGTATATCTCCGTTGAGTATTTCATTTGTAAATTCCTCGTCTTTCATAAAATGTGCTAACATTCTTATCTCTAGTCCTGATGCATCTATACCTAGCAAGACATTACCTTCGTCTACTGTCCAACAGGTACGACATTCTTTACCATAAGGTTGTCTTAAGCTCGGAATCTGCGCTGTGTTCGGACTACGATGTGTCATTCTCCCTGTAATAGCTCCGTTAGGTATAACAAACCCATGTATTCTACCATCATCTTCAACTGCTTTAACCCACGAATCAATCTGTGCTATACGTTTCTGTAATAAAAGAAACTCTGCAATTAAACTAGCTTCGGGTATGTGTTTAACTTTTTCTAATGTTGCCTCGTCTATTTTGGGTTGCCCTTTTAGTGTAAAGCCATTAGGCTTCCAACCAAAGTCAATCAAGTATTCTCCAATCTGTTTACGACTGCCAAGATTAAAGTCAACTAACTTCCTGCGCATGAACGGCTCAGCAGAAGAGTTAGGATGTAGTGTATCTTGATATACTTGTTTGTACTCTTCATCAGTAAGACCACGCTTGGATAAAGTTCCATCTTTCTTTATATAAGGCGTGACTAATTTATCATCTACCCATTTAGGTTTAAAAGTATTATGTACTTCATCTTCAATCTTTTGTTTCCTCTCTCTTAAACTAGCTAATAATATTTCAGCAGAGTAACTATCAAACTTAAATCCGTTCTCTTCTTGCTCCTTCACCAGCCTTGCAACAGCATGTTCCAACCTAATACACTCTGTAGAAAATCCTTTAACTTCAAACTTCAAGTTCCTGAATACCATAGTATTTAGTTGGACATCTCTTACACAATACTTCATCATCTCTGGTGAATAGTTTAAGTAATCTTCAAAGTTCATCTTAGGATATTTTAATTTATATCCCCACGCTTCTAAACTGTGACCACCTTCTCGTACAGGATTGAACAGTCTTGAGAGAACTAAAGTATCTAATAATTTTATGTGTGATAAGTCAACTCCGACAAGTTTCTTAATAACAGGAATATCAAAACCAATAATGTTATGTCCAATTAATCTATCAGCAGTAGCTAGGAAAGCACACCCTTCATCAATCTGGTCAGGATTAAACTTAAATATCTCACCCGACTCGGCATCTTGACACACAATACAATGTATCTTAGTTGCTTTTAGGTCATCTGTTTCTATATCAAATACTAAATCCATATTAAAATCCTTCGCTGTTGTCCGTTATTTCTATATCATCATTAGATATTTCTTGTAGTCTTCCAGTTTCGTTATCATAAAGTAAGTGTGAAGCTAACCCAACATCACCTGTGTATCTCGACTTCA